ACCCTGATTGTTCCAGCTGCAACTAAGAGTACAGTGGGTAACGCTAAGAAATTAAAAGTATACTTAAAACATGAAAGCAGTAACAGACAAAATACTAAGTAGATATATAAGCAGAAAGCTTATGGTCTTTGTTGTGGCTTGTTTTGGGCTCTTCTCAGAGACTTTAACAAGTTCTGATTGGGTTATTATAGCTGGAGTGTACATAGGTACACAGGGCGCAATAGACGCAATATCAAAATTAAAACAATAATATGGATATAAATAATGCAATTCAAGATTATGTACAATGTATTACTAATAATGCCGTAACAACACCTACAGGAGGTACTTGGCTTTCAGCATTGTGTCTATATTACAATATAACAGAACCAGTAAATGGCAGTTGGATTCAAGCCTATTGTTTACACTTAGGTATAACTGCTACAGTAAATGGTTCATGGACTATTGCTTTAGCAAACTATTACAGTATCGCACAACCTAAGAACGGGACGTGGTGGTATGCCATCGCTGATGATGCATGTAATGGAGCTCCGCCAGTAGGATCATTTATATGGAACCTAAACTCAAATTTATGGGAGGCAGAAACAAGAACATGGTCACTAACATAAACATAAATACAAACAAAAATTAAATTATGGCAACATTAACAGGACAACAAATAGATCTATCTTATCAAGGTCTTTTAAAAACAAGTGATAACGCAGCTCTTTCAGCTACTGCTAAAGGTATCCAAGATGGTACAGGTGGAGCTACTAATATCGAGATGAGTAATACAGCAACTAACTTTGTTAGTGGTACTGTGGACTTTACAGGTAGTACTGTAAGTGGTTTACCAAGTAGTGCTGCTGGTTTAGAATCAGGTACAGGTACTGACTCAATGCAATCAGCTGCAGCTCTAACAAGTACTGCTGCAGATGCATCAGGAACTAACTCTATCGCATTAGGTGAAGGAGCGACTGCAAGTGCAGAAGGTTCTGTAGCAATTGGAGAATCTACTATCGCAGACGGTCTAGACTGTGTTGCTATTGGTAGAGGCGCTAACTCAAACAGTGAATCAATTGCAATTGGTGATGGTTCTACAAACGCAGTACAGAGATCAGTAGCAATCGGTAGATCTGCAACCGCAAATCAAAACGGTATTGCAATTGGTAACCATGCAGAAAACACGGGTGTTAGATCAATCTCGATGGCTTCATGTGCTCTTAACACACAAACTAACGCAGCTAATGATTCAGTAATGATTGTACCAGGTTCATACGGTACAAGAGTAAACGCTGCGGCTGACGGATCTATTACTATTGGTGGTGCTAACACTGATTTAACTAGACAAACTGCAAACGCTGCAAATGGTATTGCAATTGGATTTGATACGATATCAGACGCTTCAGGCGCTGTAGCTTTAGGTGAAGGGGTAACTGCCTCAACTGCAGATACAGTTTCAGTTAAAGCACTAGAAACACAAACAGACGGTGGTGTACAAATTAAAGGTGATGGAACTAACGCAGGTAAATTAAAGTTATACTGTGAAGATGCATCAGGAGCACACAACGTAACACTAGAAGGACCAGCACATGCAGGTGGAGCAACATACTCACTTAAGTTTCCTAACGTACAATCAGCAGGTACACAAATACTAGAGGCTGATAGTTCAGGTAATTTAGCATGGATCAACACACCATCAGGTGGTGGAGGTGCTGCTGGCCTAGTAAACGGTACAGGTACTGACACATTACAATCTGCGGCTGCACTAACAACAACTGCTGCAGATGCAAGTGGTAATTACTCTATCGCATTAGGTGAAGGAGCATCTGCTACAAGACAAGAGTCTGTAGCAATAGGACAAAACGCTGCAGCAAATGGTGGTGGTTCAGAAGGTAGTATTGCCATCGGTGCAGGCGCTGTTGCATCAGCTAACAGAGGTATTGCAATTGGTATTAACGGAACTACTAATTCATCAGAAGGTATTGTAATCGGTGACGATGTAGATATTTCTGCTTCAGATAGATCTGTAGGTATTGGTAACGCTATTAACCTATCAGGTGGTAGTGATAAAGTAGCAATCGGTACTTCAGCTTCTGTTACAGGTACTAGAGGTTTAGCATTCGGACAGAACGCAAGCGCAACTGCAAGCGAAGCTATTGCAATAGGTTACAATGTAACGGCTGCAAACGCTTCAACACTTTCAGTAAAAGCACTAGAAACACAAACAGATTCAACACCAACTGCAGGTGGTATTATTATGTCAGATGCAGGTGGTACAGATAGAAGACTTAACATTGATGCTGATGGTAACCTACAAGTAGATAGTAATACAGTTAATAAAGCATTTTCAACAGGTAGATACTCTGGTATTAGCACAGACTTTAGTTGTGATACTATTCAGTCTACAGTCTTAATTCCAGGTGGTACATTTAAAGCTGGCGACATTCTACAATTTAATGGAATGGACCAGGGTGCTGGTGGTACTGGATGGTGTTATACTTCATGGTGGTTAAGTACTAATGGTACTATCGGTAATGCTGGTGTAGAAACTATGAATATCGCTCAAACACAAACCTCTTCTGCTGATTGGAAATCAGGTTATCAAAAGACTATTTACGTCCACACTGCAGACGGTACAGGCGCTGGTTCAACTGTTTGGCCAGGCTCTGATGTATCTGACGTATATAACGCAGGTCCTATAACTGGTGGAGATACCATTCAAACTAAAGCTGTTGACTGGACTAGTGACATATACTTAGTAAGTAGAATCTGTATTGATAATACTGGTACTACATATACTAATCACGGTGGAGTTATTAGAAAGATTAACTAAAAGAATAACAAAGTAACTATTCCCTTAATAGTTGTTTATGTTTGGCCGAAAGGGCTCTACGAAAGTAGGGCCCTTTTTTAGTATAAAAAGAAAACCCTAACAGAATGGCTAAAAAACTGTTAGGGCTCTAAACAAAATGTCAATCTACCATTAAAAAACAAACGAGAATTCTAAAAAGTAAAATAAAGAATTAGTCGATTGACACTTATTATATATCGTCTTACTAAAAGGTTTCAATTTATTTTAAACTATTTTAGTCAAACGCCTTTTTTTTGAAACTTAACGGATATATAACATATAACAATCGATACCTGCTCCAAGCAGACCATCCATGAGGCGCATAGTATTAGTGGATTAGACATCGGGTTAAAGAACTACACTCTTGTAATAATAGAGAAACATAGTGGTTTAAATGTCCCCGGTAGTATCAAATAAGACTTATAGTATAAGATTGAGGGTAGGATTACAATGGACTAAGGAACCACCTACGGAGGCTAAAGACGGCTTAATCGAAATCATAAGTTAATATCGCACCTAGTAATAGAATGTCAAACACTAAGGGGCAAGTAATGTAAACTACTAAGGGGTTAACTAAATAACTAAAAAGAATAGCTTATCTAAACCCAGTCTGAAATGATGATAACATCTTCGATGTATATCATCGAACGGCATCGGCGTGGAACACGCGATTGCCGAAAACAACTAACATAGAAAAGCTAATATATATTGTATGAGATTAGATATAGATACACTTAAAGTTAAAGTACCTAGATGCGTAAAGACTAAAGATGAAAGCATTGCTATTTTATTTGCATTCATACGTAGAATTATACTTGAGTATGACCTAGGTGGAGAATGGGTAGATATGTACGGTTCTGACATTAGAAAGATATTAGACCGAATGGATGATAACATACATGACTACTTAATGGAATATGTAGATTCAAGTGAATGCAAAATAGTTCAGCTTAGTAGAGAGCATTATGTATTTAAATTAAAGAACTGGAGAAGACATGTAAACGCAGTACCAATAACAAAACATAAAAACATTACTAGATGGGCTTACCTTATGGGCTGTACTAACTATAACTTATTAGAAAAAGATGGCTTGAACTTAGATGATAAAAAAAGACCACACTACACCGGCATGTTTAGATACGACAGAGATCTCTTCATCTTCGGTAAAGATGACCTCTATGAATAAATTTATAGGAGAGTATTACGAAGCTATAGTTCTTATGAGTAAGAAGATATGTAGATCTAGTAAAGAGTATGAAGACGTTGCGCACTTTGCTATTGAACAATTCATGACACATGAGCGTGGACAAGAGATTGTAGATAGTGGTAGAGGTATGAACTTCTTATCTGGTATTATGTGGAGATCATTTAACTCAAGTACTAGTCAATACCATACTCTTTACAGACAGAAAGGCAGAGTCTTTGGAATGGGTATGATCAACCAAAACATTAGTGACGATGAAGTATATGACTATGAGCAAGATGATGCAACAGAGGCTATCCAAGGCATCCTAGAGGATATGCAAACAGGTGGTATTGAGTTGTGGTTCCGTTCAATACTATTTCAGATGTGGATTAAAGAGGGTAACTTCTCAGAACTTTCGCGTGTAACTAATATACCTAGAACAAGTATTGCAAAAGCAGTAGGAGAAGCAAAGATCTATATCAAAGCAAAACTAAAAGAAAATGGAATAAGCTATGAATGAACTGGTACAAATGATAGGGTTTGCATGTCTAGCCTATATAGTAGTAGACTTTATTAGTCACTTTGAATTAAAATGGTTACCAAACAAACCATTTAGATGTGATATGTGTATGGCAGCATGGATGAGCGTAGGTCCGTTCTGTGCACAGTTTGGATTAATAGGCATACTTTACGCAGCTATATCCGGCGTGCTCGCCAATTTACTATATAAATATATTTAGATATGAAACCAGAACACAGACAATGGGTAAAAGATAATATGTTAATCTTTACTACAAGTAGAAGACTAACCGATGAAGAGCATAGAATGATCTTTGAGATAGTTAGTGATGTAACAAACACACCAACCAAGGCTACAAAGTGTGGCCGCTGCGTAACAACAGCTAAAAATAATATAATGTTTCACTATGGAAGAGTATAAAGTCTACGAGACTAAAAAAACAAAGAAGTACACATTCAAACCAACAGGAGAATATGTAGCTATAATTAAAGCAACCAACAAGTCACATGCACAAGCAGCATTAGACGGATTAAATAAAGCACTAAAAGAAGATGGGATCATTTAAAGGAGGAGACGAAAACATAAACAGAGCTGGTAAGAAGAAGGGTACCCTTAACAAGAACACCAGAATGATTAGAGAAGCGTATCAGAAGCTAACTGAAGATAACCTAGACAATATGTCTCGATGGGTATCTCAAGTAGCCAGTGAAGATCCGGCCAAAGCGCTAGACATCATGATAAAACTATCAGAATATATTATACCTAAGTTAGCAAGAACAGAACTAAGTGGTAATGATGGAGAAGATCTATTTAAAAACATTTCATTTAAGTTTGGACCTGACGCTAACGACTCAGAAGCCAGAGACTAAATGGAATTCACAGGCTTCACACCACATACTAAACAAAAGGAAATGATTAACTCTATATTAGAGAGTAAGTCAAAGTTCCATGTAGCCTGTGTAGGTAGACAGTTCGGTAAATCCTTAATGGCAATGAACCTAGTTCTATACTGGGGTATTAACAAGGGACCTGCAAAGATCCTATGGGTTAGTCCGGTATACAGTCAAACAGATAAAGTACAGAAAGAACTGATGGCTGCCATTGGAGATAGTGGCTTAGTAAAATCGTGCAACTACTCATCAAATGAAATAACTTTAAAGAATGGTACGCAGATCTTATTCCGTTCAGCAGAGAGATACGATAACATTAGAGGACTTACATGTGACTACGGAGTAATAGATGAAGCAGCCTTCTGTAAAGATGAAGCATGGCAAGAGGCTATCCGTCCAGTCTTTATGGTCCGCGGCAAGAAAGTACTATTCATCTCCACACCAAAAGGTAAGAACTTCTTCTATGACTTATATCAATTAGGAGTAAGCGAAGACTACCCACAATACTGTAATTACACAGGGACATCATACGACACACCATACATAGATCCAATAGATATTATGGATGCAAAGAAGACACTGCCAGAGAATGTATTCAAACAAGAGTACATGGCAGCCTTCATAGACTCAGGAGGTGAAGTGTTCTCTAACTTAGATAAGAATACATTTACACAATACCCTAGACCACAAGGCAAGATCTTCTGTGGTATTGACTTAGGTAAGCAGGAGGATTATACAGTAGCTACCTTCCAAGACTCAAGAGGTAATGTAGTAGACATCTATAGATCTAATGCACAAGAGTGGACGACAATGGTTAATGAGATACTTATCAGGATCCGTAAGCACAACGCTACCGTAATGGTGGAAGTAAACTCTATTGGTGATGTGATATTCGAAATGATTAAACGACAGTGGCAAGACACACATCCATTTGTTACTACCTCTAAGTCTAAACAGGAGATCATCGAGGGACTCATACTTGATATGAATGACACCGCAATTACTATCCCAGATGTTGGGCTATTCTCATGGCTTTACAACGAGCTCTCTATGTTTACATATAGTTACAATCCTAAGACAAGATCGATTAAGTACGGTCACCCAAGTGGCCAGCACGATGATACGGTGATCTCGCTGGCAATTGCAAATTACAATCGTAAGCAAAACAAAACTATGGGTACCTATGCTGTGATGGGAGGCCGATAAATATAGTAATTCATTTACCGAGTAACTTATATTTAATAGTATATGGGAGTAACAGTTAACATTAACAATAAGAAGTGGGCAGTACCTACAAGGGTAACCATTGAAGAATGGCAAGGCCTTCAACAGTGGGAGTTCACTAACCAGGCTCACTGGCCATGGATAGTACAATCTATTAGTAACTACACAGCCCAGGAGTTTGATAACGCAGACCCTGATAGTATGCAACTGTTCATTGGCTTTATTATAGCAGCCTCTAATAAGAGAACACTAAAGGTACAGCCAGACTTTAATACACTAAACTTTGGTGAGTTTGTAGACTTAGACTGCTACCTCTCATTAGGTACCGAGAAGAATATACAAGAGATACTTGAAGTATTAGGAGTAGACACACCATGGGCCGACGAAGCCCTAGCAGTAATAGACCAATACATTAAGTGGCGTACAACTATCTATAAGCAATACGCAGAACTGTTTGGCCTTAACAAGGATGGCGGACTACCTAATGATGATGAGGCAATGTATGACCCTAAAGAAGTGTCAAGAGGTTGGTACCAAGTAATATGTGAACTAACAAACTGGGATGTACTAAAGATGGACGCAATCACAGAGGAGCCGCTACACAAGATACTAACATACTTACAGATCAAAAAGGAGAAAGAGACTAAAGAGGCACAAGAGGCCCGTAAAATTACAAATAAGAAATTATGACATATAAAGAAATCATAAACAGATTTAGATCAATCACTGATAACCACCTAATGCTACAAGACTTTGGGTATGGAGATCTTAGTGACCTGAAGTATGTGAGTCAATTAGGTACTGAGGAGGAGCGAGTAAGCTACCCTTACCTGTATCTGTTACCATCAAGTAGTAATAGAGCCGGACCTGTAATGAACTACTCATTCAATATGATAGTGATGGACATGGCAAGACCAGAGGATGGGGCTGACACTGACAAGTACGATAACTACGTGACGATCCAATCACAGTGCCAACAGTACATCGATGACGTGTTAGCAAGACTCTACTACTTCTACAAGGACCAACCTGAGATTACCTTAACTGGTATCACATACACTCCATTCAAAGAGAAGTACCAAGATGTAGTAGCGGGCATGACAGCAACTATAACAATACAAGTACCAACACCACTTAATGAATGTGTTGCACCGTACGGTCCTATGCCAGGTGAAATATTCGTACAATACAACATAGTACCAGACGCTGACTTTACAACAGGAGGCTTTCCTCCATTTGCTACAAAGGTTATAGACTCATTAGAGACTACTAGTATAAGACCTATAGATTTTACAATTCCAGGACAAGTAGCGTTTAACCCTAATAGAAACTCCGCCAACGTTGGTCAAGGGTATTTCTATAATACATTATACACAGACTTAAAGGCAGAAGTAGAATTTAGCATGACAATAGAGTGTACACAAGACTTTCCAGCAGCATTTGATTTTAGTACAGTAACTCTAAGTTTTTACGATGGCTCATTTGCAAACACTACTGTTTGGCCTACAATAACTGCAGTAACAGGCATGCCACCATCAGTACCTCAAGGTCCTTTAGCCGGCGATCAATTTACTATTACTACCACAGCACCATTTGTAATACCGGTTAATCAACATACAAATACTAATAGTGCAGTAGGTGGTCCTGTAATTACAGTTAACAACACATGGACTCCTGGTATTAACTTGTACTTTAAAGGTATTAGTGGACAAATAACATATAAAGCAATATGACAGTAGACGAACTAGTAGCAGACTTAGGGATGCTTGGCCAAGAACTCTCAGACCCTCAGTCCTTATTGACTGAGATAGCAGAGCCTATTGTAGCTGAGATGAAACGTAGAGCACCGGTAGACACTGGCGCCTTGCGTAACTCTATTGGCTATGAGATCAATGGGACCGAGCTTAGCTTTGACATGTTATACTATGGTATGTTTCAGAACTACGGTGTAAAGGGTACCGATGACGACAGAGGCTTACCAGTTCCATTTGGCTTACTGCCACCTAGAGTCGGTGATCGCTATTCATTTACTAAGAGAAGGTTCGGGCTAAGACCACAGACCTTCTTTAACTATGATACAATAACAAATACAATAACAGACGGTATAGCAGACTTTACCGCAGACTTCTAAAACTATGGCAATAACAACATCACAAACCCCGTACAGACCATTTGATATGGCCTATGGTGCAAATACTATTACACTTAATGGTATTACACCTTCACAACAAAAGTATGCCTTACAGATCACTGTAGTGGGTCAGACGACACCGATCGCAGATATTAGACAATCGCCTAATAGATATGCAGTAGCTATCTTTGATATACAGAATATCTTACAGACACAGGTACAACCTACTATTAATAATGTAGATGGACTACACTATGTCTCTAGTGGATTTGCAGCACAGAATACAAGAATGCAGATAGCCAACGGAGAACTAGTACAATACCAGATTGCATATACCACAGAGACTAACGGGCAATTAGATGCACCGTTTGAAGTGTCACCTATTATTTACACAACACTCGGAGGTAGTAAAGAGTATTGGCAAGTACCCTATGATGAAGGCGCAGAGTTTATACCTATTGTAGATGCTGATGCAAGTGGATGTACCGATATTAACTATTGGGCTAGACCACTCTCAGATAACACATGGACTATCTCTGATCAAGATACAGGAGATGACTTCCTTACGGCCAACGGAGGTTACTCTTCACCAGGTGGTATTGATGTTCACAATGTTTATAGTGATGATCAGTGCACCAAATCCTTTTGGCAGACCCCATTTAGAATCTCATCACCCTATGCACCTAACACAGCGGTACAGGGCATCGAGGGTTTTTGGATACTGCAATGTAATGCTGCAGGTAATATACAGGGTACTAACTTCTTGCCTAATACTCAATCGAGTGGAGGTGGACCTAATATATCATTAGGACAGGGACTCATACCATCTGGTAACTTTAATGTAATCACACTTGCAACAGGACCTGCTAACTTTCCACTAGGTAATCTAATGTCAACGACTACTCACTATTATATAGTGCCAGTCTTATACTCACCTAGTTCATGTTCTCCAGATCCACAAGCACAGGCTAATGTGATGAATGAGTCAGCATGGAGAACACAGAGGTATAACATCTTAGAGAAGCCATGTAATGATTATCCACATGTACAGTTTGCCTGGTTAAACTCAGAGGGCTTCAGAGATCAATTCACCTTTACTAAGAGAAATGAGAAGAAGATAAATACTAAGAAGAATAACTTTCTTAAAGAAGCGGCCGATTACAATGACACTAGATATATTGTTGATAAGCAATCAAGAGGGTTCACAACCTACTCACAGACTATTAAAGAAGACTGGACTGCTACATCAGGGTATATGAATGACGAGGAAGCGGCTAACCTAGAGTATATGTTTAGATCGCCACAAGTTAATGTAAGGTTCTCTACCGGTGAATACGCAAACCAGTGGTTACCTATTAATCTTATTAGTAGTTCATACACTGAGAAGACTTATAGAAAAGACAGGTTATTCCAATATACAGTTAACTATAAGTTAGCTAACAATATCAAATCACAAAGAGGATAAGACATGATACAACTTAAGGTTTACAAAACAAAAGGAGATAGTAGTACAGCTCTCTTCTTAGATCTATATGACACTGAGCCAATTAAGTTGACTCTGTCTATTGAAGACATTACACAGGCTGATGCTACTTCAGTATTCTCTAAGACCTTTAGAGTTCCTGCTACTAGACATAACAACGACTTCTTTGAGAATGCGTATGAGGTAGACGGAATTGATTTTGATGTAACCCTAAAGAACTATGCAGAGATCTTAGTAGATGGAGCAGAGTTTAGAGAGGGACACATTAGACTACAGAAGATCTTTAGGAATCAAGACCTAGATCGTATAGATTACGAACTCTTATTCTTAGGTGAGACCAGAGACTTTAGTAGTACGATTGCTGAGAAGACTCTATGTCAATTAACAATGACAGACTTTAGTTGGGTTGGCCTACCACAGAATTACACTAACGCCGCTGATTTTACAGGACCATTTACATATACTGATATAACACAGAGTTGGCTAGCATTTCCTGAAACTGCATCTATAACTGCAGGTTATGCCGATGGCGATATCATCATGCCACTTATAGATCATGGTAATACTTATGATGATGGAGATCCTGATCAGGGTACAATAGCCTTAG